CAGACTTGGAATGGCTTTTTAGCAGAGATAAACTGCGTAGATAATCTAAGGGAGTACTTCCCTAACCTTGAGTTCAGGAAAACACCTTACGAGATAGATGAAGAGTACTGTACGGATTGGGAAGCCTACTCGAATGATAAGTTAGTATTCGGTATTCAGATGAAGCCTGAGTCGTATCAGTTTATGCGAACACCTTACCAACTAAAAGTAAAGGAGTTTCACGAAGCTCAAGTAGAAAAGTATAAGGAACGATTTAAAGTAGGACACTTCTTTGTGTACCATTACAGAGGAAAGTTCATCCATAGCCAACCGCTCATAGATAAGATAAACACTTACCTCCTTATGAACATCAGAGTAAATCTTTAAATTTTTTTGTCAAAAGTTTGGTAATTAACAAATGTTGATTATCTTAGCAGTATAATTATAAAACAAAAGACAAATGAAAAATTTAACTCAATTAGAAAAACAAGTATTAGAAGCAGTAGTTGATAGTGATTACCAAGATGGTGATGTTGTAAATAATCATATTTGGTTACTTGATGAGAACGATGTTAAGATGAGTAAAGGACAATTATCAGGTGCGGTTTCTTCTTGTGTAAAAAAAGGATTTGTTGTAGTAGGTACAGATGAAGATGGTGAAGGATTCATTTTTATTACACAATTAGGATTCGAAACTTTAAACTCATAAACTTAAACACTCCCCTTCGGGGGAGTTTACTATTATGCCAAGACACGATAGATTAGAACCTTACAAAGAGATGAAGTACAACGCTAATATGGAGTACTTACTTTCTATCTTAAAGAAGCAGAAAGAGAATAAGCCTTCTGAGATAATAGATGAGATGATTAGTGCCTGTTTACAGATTGTGTACTATGTAACCAACCTACACACGAACAGAGATGCTTATGAGCATATCATAGCAGAACAACACTCATCAAAGAGAGCGTATCAACTCAAGATACGAGAATTAGAAGAAAAATTAAACGACATAGAATTAAACAACAGATTTGACAATGAAACAAGAGGGAATGACTAAACTATCATCGGGAGTGATTGTAGTTAGAGAATTAGAGAACGGAGTATTAAAGATTAAAGCCTACGACCCTATCGAGTGGGAGTTTAGAAAACTGCAATGGTGGAACAAGGCAAAGCAAACTATTAAAAGATTAATCAATGGATAGTATTACTTTATTAGATGGTTCTACTTGGGATAAGCAAGAACTATTAGACAAGATGAATGACGATAGCTTTTACTACGGGTATCTATCAGGAGCTGCACTAAGTTCTTCATCGCTTAAACTATTATTAGACTCACCTAAGACTTACTACAATGTAACTAAGTACGGTAACGAGGAGAGCCAAGCACTAAGAGATGGGTGGTTATTCCACACCGCAATCTTAGAACCTGAAGTATTCTCATCTCAGATATTTGTAGATGTACAGAGCAAGAATACGAAAGCATACAAAGAAGCAGTAGCAGAACACGGAAAGGTATTTACCGCAGCAGAGAGAAGTTCAGCAGAGCGATTAGCAGATGCGTTCCTTAGAAATACTAAAGCGGTAGAGCTGATTAGAGATTGTGAGTTTGAAGTTCCTGTGATTGGTGATGTAATGGGATTCCCATTTAGAGGTAAAGCTGATGTACTTGGTAAGAATCGAATTGTAGATTTAAAGACCACTACAGATATCAAAGCCTTTCCTTATAGTGCTAAGAAATATTCATACGATGTACAATGCTTTTTATACTCTCATTTATTTGGGATAGATTATAAAGACTTTGTATTTTTAGCAATGGACAAGAAGAGTTTAGATATCGGTATCTACTATTGCTCTGAGGAGTTCTACTTCGATGGAGAGAAGAAGGTAGAGAAAGCATTAGAGGTTTACGATACTTACTTCTTACAAGCAGCAGACTTAGACCAATATTATTTAGAGGGAATATTGTGAATGTAAAAGATTTAGAAGTAAGAAAAATTGATTATAAAAAAGCTATGTCTGTAATTATAGAGAAACATTACTTACATAGAAAATGCCCTTGTTCTATTGCATTAGGTTTATTTAAAAAAGAAGATTTAATTGGTGTTATTGTTTTTGGGAAACCATCATCATACACATTATGTGAAGGTATAGCAGGTAAAGATGAGAGTAAAAATGTAATTGAACTCAGTAGATTATGGGTTTGTGATTCAATGCCAAAAAATACAGAAAGTTGGTTTATTTCAAGAGCTATTAATAAATGTCCATTTGAAATAATTGTATCATTTGCTGATACTGAACAAGGTCATATAGGATACATTTATCAAGCAACAAATTGGATATATTGCGGAGAAAGCAAAAAGCAAAAATATTTTAGATTAAAGGATAATTCAGAAAATAATGGTGGTATTAATTATAGGAGAAGAGAAAGAATGTCTAAATTAAAAATAATAGAGAAATATGGTGAAGAGTATGTTGAGGAATATTATAGTAGTTTAAAGTATAGGTATATCTATTTTAATGCTAATAAAAAAAGGAGAAAGGAATTATTTAAAAAATTAAGATATGAAATATTACCATATCCAAAACATTATAACGAATGACAGATAAAATAGTAGAAAAGGTAGTAAAGCTATTTAGGAAGCGTTCTAAGCGAGGTATAGAGAAATACGGAGTAACATTAGAACAAAACGATTTAAATAATGTAGAATGGCTACAACATCTCCAAGAGGAGTTAATGGATGCAGCTTTATATGTAGAACGATTAAAACAGTCAATAGATGAAAGTAGAGAGATTAATCAGAGAGATTGAAAAGGAATCAGGAATTGATTTATTTAGAAACACACGAAAGAGAGAATACACAGAAGCAAGAGCATTATTCAGCTACTTCCTAAGAAACTATTTCGGATACAAGCTACACGAGATAGTAGAGGTTTATAACAAGCACGGATTCAAAACGCATCACGCAACTATCCTATATGCTAATAGAAACTACAAAGATGTGTACTTGCCTTTCTCACGCTTTCTAAAGAACTTAGATGAGAAGATGTATATCAAGTTCGGCAATCACCAAGAAGTGAAGCTACGCAGCCTTAAAATGCGAATAGATAGCATTCCTGAGAATAGATTAGATGAAGCAAAGCGTTTAATAGAAGAACTCATAAACTAATAAGGGAGCAAGATGCGAAATAAACAACAAAGAGAAGAGATACTAATAGAACACTATAAGACTTGGAAAGACACTACAAGAAACAAATACCAAAAAGAGTACGCAGAGATGATGTACAAGGCAATGCTCGATGGTAACTACAAACAAGTGTACTCAGCATTAGGAGGAAGTAAGAAGGCACTATACGACCCAAGAAAGAATGTTACCTACCTCACAATGAATGAAGCTGCTGAGGCTTACAAAGTATCTAAGACCACAATGAGTATTAACTATTTGAGATACGGATTAAAACGAGTTATTATATGAGTTGGAAAGGATATGAAACATTTAAGGTCGGCACTTCTCATAAAGAATACGAGAAATGGAAAAAGAAACAGAAAGAGGTAAAAAAACTACCCACTATAGAAGAAGCAGTCAAGATGTGTGTTAAAAAGAAGGATGATGAATTTATACTCACAGACAAGGGAGCATTTAGAGTATCAACTCTTAAAAGAATGAATAATTAAACTAAGACACGAATTGTTATGACAGTAATGCTTACAAACACATTTGACTTAGACACAGAATTAAAAATACTCGATAAAGTACATATAGACGAGTATGTAGATATGACAAGTGATTTATCTGTAATAACAGGTGCTAATCTATCCTCTTATAATTTTGATTGGTTAGATGATATTGATGATATTGAATTAGCTAAAAGAGATGTAAACACAATGCTTTTGCATTCAGCTATGCGAATAAGGCTAAATGATTTTATGGATAAAGAATATCCTAATTATAAACACTTAGTAATATCTGCTGAGTTTGTGGAGTGCGGTATTCATATCGTAGGAACATTAGCTTTATTTTCTGATGGCGGTAAAATTGATTTATTATGAACGAGGTACTACAACTAAGATGCGACTTACAAGAACTCACTCTAATAAGAGAACTAATGTTCGGAGTACTAACTATGATGATTATAGAAGCAGTACTACTTTTAATCTTACTTTTTAAATTAAATAAGTAAATGGAATACTGTAACGATTTCAAAAGGGATTTAAGACTCGGACAAGAAACAGAGAAGCAATACGCTGAACTATTTAGTGGAAGAGATATCGAAATCAAAGATGACTCTAAACACTCAGCAAAAACAGGTAATGTATTCATAGAGTACGAGTCGAGAGGTAAACCATCAGGAATTGCTAAGACACAAGCCGACCATTGGGCGATAAGAACCTCAGAAGATTCTTTCATCACAATTACAACTAAGAAACTAAAAGAAATAGCAAGAAGCTACATAGGAACAGATAGAGATGTAGTAGGAGGCGATAACAACACATCTAAAGGAGTATTAATACCAAGACACGAATTATTATGAAAACAGTAAACTCACTTAGTGGCGGTAAAACAAGTTCATACATAGCAGCTAACTATCCTGCGGACTATAATGTCTTTGCCTTAGTAAGAATCGAACACGAAGCATCTAAATTCCCTGATAAGAAAATAAGACAATTAGTAGAGGATAGAATACAAGCACCTTTTATAGCTACCGCAGAAGATGATATGATTATCTATACAATGCTTGACTTAGAGCAGTACATAGGTAGAGAAATCACTTGGGTAACAGGAAAGACCTTTGATGAGATATTAATGAAGAAAAACGGCAATACATTTCTCCCTTCATATATGAGAAGATTCTGTACTGCTGAAATGAAAGTAGAACCTATCGCTAAGTGGTGCTATGATAATATAGGTGAAGCACCATTAATGAGAATAGGCTTCAGAAGTAATGAGCATCGTAGAGCTGCGAGTATGATAGAAAGACAGAATGAAAATGGATTTATAGAAGTTAAGATTCGAATAGGTAAACATAAGAACGGAAACAATAAGTGGAAAACGATAGATTATTGTAAGCCTGAGTTCCCTTTAATAAAAGATGGAATATATAAAGACCAAGTAGAAGCATATTGGAAAGATAAGCCTGTGCGATTTGCTTGGATGAATAATTGTGTAGGATGCTTTCATAAAGAAGCAACTCTACTAAAGAAAATGTGGGAGAAACATCCGAGTAAATTAGATTGGTTTGCTTCTAAAGAAAGGGAAAGTGTAAATAAGGCTACTTGGAAAGAGTTTATGACTTATGACCAAATAAAAGAATGGAACTCGCAGATAGAATTATTTGATGATGATTTCAATGAATGTGATTCAGGATATTGTGGTCTGTAACAAAATCTCTAATCTCAATCGTTATATAAGTAGATTAATTAGTTAATTTAAATTAAATATGGACGGACGAAAAAACAACGGAGGACATTCTACTAAGGGTGTTGCAGGAAGAAAGCCTAAGTCCGATGAGATAAAGCTAATAGAATCTCTTGATAAGCATATCGACCAAGAGGAGGTATTTGATACACTACACGGTCTTATCAAAGAGGGTAACATTAGAGCGATACAACTGTATATGAACTACCGACACGGTAAGCCAAAAGAGAGTGTTACTTTATCATCAGATGGACTAAACATCAACTTCAGAGACTTACTCAAGTTTGATTAGCATACAGAAGAAGTACGAGGTATTTAGAGATTCCGATAGTCGCTACTTTATTATTTCAGGTGGTAGAGCTTCGGGCAAGTCTTTTAATATCTCTATTCTTATTCTGCTACTAACATTCGAACAAGACCATACAATACTCTTTACACGATACACGCTAACCTCAGCTTCGATATCTATTATCCCTGAGTTCTTAGAGAAGATAGAGCTATTAGGATTTATAGACCACTTCTATATCACAAAGGATGAGATAGTAAACAAGAACACGGGTAGCAAGATTATATTCAAAGGAATCAAGACAAGTTCAGGCGACCAAACTGCATCACTAAAATCTATACAAGGGGTAACTACTTGGGTGCTTGAAGAAGCAGAGGAGTTAGTAGATGAGAAGAAGTTTGACACGATAGACTTCTCGATAAGGTCTAATAAGCGACAGAACCGTATCATTCTAATCTTGAACCCTACTACAAAGGAGCATTTCATTTATAAGCGTTTCTTTGAAGATAGAGGAGTACAGGAAGGGAGCAACATAACGAAAGGAGATACTACCTACATACACTCTACCTATCAAGATAACATAAAGCACCTCAACGAATCATTCATCGCACAGATAGAACAGATGAGGTTACGCAGACCTGAGAAGTTTAAGCATCAAATCTTAGGAGGGTGGTTAGATAAAGCAGAAGGGGTAATCTTCTCTAATTGGGAGATAGGAGAGTTCAAGAAAGTAGGCACAAGTGTATTCGGTCAGGATTACGGATTTAGTAACGACCCTTCAACGCTCATAGAAACGAATATAGATAAGTCTAACAAACGAATATACCTCAAGGAGTGTTTCTACCTACCAAGACTTACAACCTCCGAGATAATGCGTTTAAATAGGCAACACGCAGAGAACAATCTTATAGTGGGTGATTCAGCAGAACCGAGATTGATTACAGAGCTGCGTAGAGAGTGCAACATACGAGAATCAGTAAAAGGACAAGGAAGTGTAACCTATGGGATAAGTCTAATGCAAGACTATGATTTGATTATCGACCCTAATAGTACGAATCTAATAAAGGAGCTGAATAATTACAGTTGGCTTGAGAGAAAGAGCAACACACCAATAGATGACCATAACCACTTAATAGATGCTGCACGATACGCTATAAGCTATCAATTAAAGAATCCTAACTACGGAAGTTACGCAGTAAGATAAATTTTACTATATTAGTAATCTCATAAGAGTTATTAGTTTGAGAAGAGGCAGTCCCGTAAGACTGTCTTTTTTTGTTTTTAAAATACTCAATTTAAAGCGTTATATAGATAAGTAGAAGAATATGAAAGTAGAAATCAATGTTCCTGATTCACTAAGTGAGATTCGATTAGAGCAATACCAAAAGTTTGTTAAGCTCTACTCAGGTGAAGTAACCGAAGAGTTCTTAGCATTAAAGATGTTAGAGATATTCTGTGGTGTTAAGTTAAACGATGCTTATCAGATGAGGTTTAAAGATGTAGATGGAGTAGTAGAAATACTATCTGACCTACTGAACGATAAACCTCAACTTGTAAAGACTTTCAGAATGGATGGAGTAGAGTATGGCTTTATTCCGAATCTTGATGATATGAGCTTCGGTGAGTATGTTGATTTAGATACTTACATTGGTGATTGGCAAAACATTCATAGAGCAATGGCGGTGTTATACCGACCAATCAGAGAGAAAAGAGGAGAGCGTTATAATATCGTTCCTTACGAAGTGATAGATGCTGAGGTAATGAAGAAGATGCCACTTGATGCAGTAATTAGTTCTGTGCTTTTTTTTTATCGTTTAGGGATAGACTTATCGAGAGCTATGACGAACTATTTGGAGGAGTCAAAGGAGAGTCGTTTGGTGCAGTATCTCTCTTCGGACAAAAATGGGGATGGTATCAATCACTATACGCACTTGCTCAAGGGGATATTAGACGATTTGAACATATCACTCAATTAAAGGTACACGAGTGTCTTATGATGCTCACCTTTATGAAGGAAAAGAATGATTTAGAAGCAAAACAGATAAAAGGAAAATTATGAGCGTAATGAATGGCTTTTACAGGGTAACTCAAGTTATCAAAGATACCTTACAAGCCGATGAGAATTGTAACACGGTAACCTATGGGGATATTACACAGATAGACTTAGATAAGCAAACTATCTTCCCTTTATCGCATCTTATCCTTAACGGAGCAACAAGCGGAGAGAACACGATGACTTTCAACTTCTCAGTTCTTGTGATGGATATAGTAGATGTGAGAAAAGCTGAGGTAACTGACCCATTTGTAGGAAACGATAACGAGCAGGATGTATTGAACACTCAGCTCTCTGTAGCTAACAAGCTAATTCAGAAACTAAGAATCGGCTCACTATACTCAGACAAGTATCAAGTAGTAGGAGATGTAACCTTAGAGCCTTTTAGAGATAGGTTCGAGAATCAGATAGCAGGATGGACTGCGACCTTTGATGTAATCATAGAGAACGATGTCTACATTTGCTAAGACACAGGATGCTTTCAATAAGTTTGGTAAGTATGTTATCCAACAAGCGAAAACGAATCTTACTAAGCAAAAGAGAAACGCATCAGGTGATTTATACAATAGCTTAGGATATGACTTAAAGGTTAATCCTAATTCATTCAGCTTAGAGTTCTTTATGGAGGACTACGGAGCTTATATTGACGAAGGGGTACAGGGAAGTAAGAGCAGCTATGTAGAGAACCGAAATAGTCGCTTTGAGTTCTCAGGAAGGTTTAAAACGATACCTACCTCAGCGATTGACAAGTGGGTAGTAAGAAAGGGTATCGCACCAAGAGATGAGAAAGGAAGATTTATTAACAGACAAAGTTTAAAGTATGTAATAGCTAAGAGTATTTACGAGAAGGGAATCAGAGCAAGTTTTTTCTTTACCAAACCATTTGAGAAAGCTTTTGATAGATTACCTCCTGAAGTAGTCGAAGCATTTGCATTAGATATAGACGATTTATTAGAGTTTACAAGATGAGTAGTATAATTAACACACGAAGTCCTTTTTATGTAAAGATAGCTTCAGCACCATTAAGTTCAGTTGAGTTGAAGTTGTATATATGGACAGGATTATCAGGCGGTAGACCTGCATCACCTGAGTACACATTAACCAAGTCAGAACTGAATAATAATGACTATGTAGTATTTGAGATAAGCGAACTGCTAAGAGATTTTATATACACTGATTATTATACTGAAGCAGTAGATGTTGTTTGGGTACAATGGTCTTATAACATAGATGGTGGAGGAGCAACATTCGAAACGGCACACTTAGCGATAGATGGCTTCGGATATTTTGAGGAAGGTATTAATCCAAGAACTTCAATAGACCCACAAGATGCATCTTATACTCCTATGCTCTTACAAGACAATATTACCGTTTACTTTATCAAGGGAGAGGAGATTAAATTACCACTATGGGCAGAAACAGAGCCTTTTGTGGATTTAACTTTTACGGGGGGTGATTCAGTAGAGTGGCAATTAGTAGATGACTTTTGGGATGAGTATGATGTTAATTGGAACTCATCGCTTGTTGATGTGCAAATAGAGGATGGATGTAATATAAGTGCTTTAGAATGTAACTCTAATCAGAAAGTACAGTACTTAGGTATTGCACCTACTGATGGAATAGAAACGGGAGATACTGCGGTGATTAGTTCTACTATTGGGAACGCTCAATCGGTTACGGTAACCTTCAAAGAGTTGTGTGAGTTAAAGTACACTCCTGTACGAATTGTATTCTATAACAAATACGGAGCGATACAAGATATTTGGGCATCTAAGAAATCAACTAAGAGTCTATCACAAACCGCAGATACTTACAACGCTAATATAATTGATTTAAGCGACCTTTCTTACTCTACCTATAAGCACTCACAGAAACGCTTTGATGTGCAAGGACAAGAGAGTATAAGTGTATCTACGGCTTACTTAGATGAGTCAGTAAACGAACCCGTAAAGCAATTACTAATGTCTGAGCAAGTTTGGTTAGAGATTGGTTCAGATACTTACCCTGTGGTTTTAAAAACCTCATCGGTGCAAGAGAAAACAAGTGTAAATGATAAGTTAGTTGCTTACACCTTTGAGTTTGATTTTGCGAATAGTAAGATTCAGAATGTAAGATAATGCAGAAACTACAACTATATATAGATAGTCAGAGAATAGACTTGTTTGAAGATGAGCAGGTATCACTTACTCAGACTATTCAGAATGTAAAGGATATTGGAAAGGTATTTACAGACTTTTCTAAGTCGTTTACTATTCCTGCTTCTAAGACTAACAACAAGATATTCAAGCACTACTACAATTTTGATATCGACAATGGATTCGATGCAAGAAAGAAAGTAAATGCTCAAATTGAACTAAACGACCTTCCCTTCACTACGGGTAGAGTAAAATTAGAAGGAGTAGATTTAAAAGGTAATAAGCCGTATGCATATAGAATAACCTTCTTTGGGAATACGGTAAACCTTAAAGATAAGTTAGGTGATACTAAGCTATCTGCTCTTACTTGGTTAAATAACTTTGCTTACGATTACGATGCAGCTTCGGTGAGAGCCTTAATGCAGGGTGGTGGAGATATTACGGTAGGTGGCACTTTATATAGCGATGCTTTAGTTTGCCCACTTATATCTTACGACCAATTAATTACTATCTCAGCTCCTGATATCTCAGCAACATACGATAAGTTCAAATACGGGATTAGATTATGGCTTATAGTAAAGGCTATTGAGGAACAAGGTTTAGGGGTAACATTTACAAGCGATTCGTTTATAAAGCAAACCAATAATCCTCAGTTCTATAATCTTTATATGTGGATGCATAGAAGAGAGGGTGATGTGTTTCAAAGTGGTGAGGTAACTAATCTATATACTTCTTTTACTCCTGATACGAGTTCAATGACAAGAGTAGATTTAGATACTGCTGCTTTAGTTGTTACAGGACTCACAGGAGGACAATTTTTAGACTATACACTAAATGTAACTACCTCAACAAGCAACGACTACACGATAGAGATTAAAAAGGATGGCTTTACTTATGCTACTAAGGTAGTATCAGGTGGTGGTAATACAACGCTTACAGGATTCCTTTATAATGCTCCGTTTGGATACGAGGTGTACATTACGGGTACGGGATTAGATTCATTTACTTTAGCTTGGGCATTGAGTGATACTTTCTTAGGAGAGTCTAATACTTACACGGGAGCAAGTCAAGCATTAGGTTCAGGATTCGTATTCTACCCACAAGAGCAAATACCTGATATGAAGATTATCGACTTCCTATCGGCTTTATTTAAGATGTTCAACCTAACTGCTTACGAGGTAGATGGAGAGATTAAGGTGCAGACCTTAGATAGCTTCTATTCGGGCGGTACGACACGAGACATAACAAACTATGTAGATACCTCAGAAAGTTCCGTAGATGTAGCCTTACCATACAAAGAGATAACCTTTCAGTATGAAGGTAGAGGTACTTACTTAGCAAAGCAGTACGAAGGTCAGAATCTAATAGGATGGGGTACAACAGAGTTTAGAGGTGGAGATATTTACGATGGTGATACTTATGAGGTAACCGTACCTTTTGAGCATATACAATATTACAGAGTAGATGGTAGCACGATTCAGATAGGTCAGTTTAGTGAAGACCCACTAACTAACTCTACAGAATCATCACCTTACTTTGATAAGCCACTTATCTTCTATTCACCTATTGTAGTAGGGGGAGATACTGCGACTATTTCGGGTACGGGTATTACTACCTACTTTGTACCTTCTAATTCAGTAGAGTTAAATGCAGGTACTAATGATGATACTTGCCACTTCTCTGTTGAGGTGAATGAGTACACTAAGGGAACAGGCTTCGATGGTTCTTTATTTGCAAACTACTATCAGGATTATATTTCTGATGTATTCAATGCTAAGAGGCGATTAACAAAAGTAAAGGCTTATTTACCTACAAAGTTTCTAATTACTTACACATTAGCAGATACGCTAAGAATAGCAGATAGAGAATATAAGATAAACTCAATCACTACTAACCTCAACACAGGAGAGAGTAGTTTAGAATTATTAAACATAGTATGATAAAGAATCTATTAGAGTTGCTTGAGATAGCAAAAGGCGAATCAGAGAATATTAAAATAGCACAAGGTAAGTACTACCTACCTGAATCATACAAAGACACATTTAAGAAGATTAAAAAAGAAGCTCAATGGTAAAAAAGACAATCGAGTTAGAAGCTAAAGCTGACAAAGCGATAGATGAAATAGAAAAACTCAAAAAACAGATAGAGGACTTAAATAAAGAAGTAGTATCCTCTAATAAGAAAACCGAAGATGGTCTAAAGGGTGTTGAGGATGCTTCTAAGGCTACTGCTAAGGGACTTCGGGGTCTTGGTACTGCTATTAAGGCTATCGGTATTGGACTGCTCTTAGAAGCCTTTAATTTCTTTAAGGAAACGCTTGGCGAAAACCAAAAGACTTTAGATTTCTTCAATACTACCTTTGAAACACTATCATTAGCTTTTAATGACTTCATCAACTTTGTAACTAACAATGTAGGTAAAGCAGGAGAAACTATTAGAAATGCTTTTAATGCATTAACCTTTGAGAAAATAGGTAATGCTATTAAGGAAAATATTATTGAAAGATTTAGGTCTGCTTTAGATGTTTTAGGATTCTTAGCAAGTGCATTTAAAAAAGTAGTAGCACGAGATTTTGGAGGTGCATTAGAAGATGTTAAAAATGCAGGTAAAGAACTTATAGATGTTGTAACAGGTGTAGATAACTCTTTTGATAAGGCTTCTGAGGTAATTAGTAAAGTAGCTACTGCAACTGCTGATTATGTTAAAGAAACTATTAATGCAGCTAAGGCGAATGTAGAACTTAATAAACAAGCTGAGGTAGCACGAGTACTTAGACAAGGTATTGTTGAGCAGTACGATAGAGAAGCAGAGAAGTTACGACAAGTAAGAGATGAAGAGCGTAATACTATTGCAGAGCGTATTAAGGCTAACAATGATTTAAAAGCAGTTCTTGATGAGCAAGAGGCTGCGATGCTAAAACAAGTAGATGCGGAGATTGCAGCAGCTCAAGCAGCATTCGAAAAGAATGGCAACCAAGAGAACTACATTGCTTTATTAGAAGCTACTCAAGAGCGTGAGGCGGTACTTGCACAAATAGAAGGATTCCGTTCTGAGCAATTATCTAATGACTTAGCATTACAGAGAGAACTTATCGAGCTTACTGAATCACAAACAGAAGCAGAGAATGAAAGAGCTATCGCTCAACAAGAATTTTTAGCAGAGCAGATAGAAGGTGAGTATCTAAGACTTGAGGCACTAAAAGCAGTAGCGGAAGAGGAAGCAAGATTAGAAGAAGAGCGACTAACTAAGAAACGAAATCAATACAAACAAGGTACTCAGGCTTATGTAGATGCTAACAACGAATTACTATCCTTTCAACAAGAGAACAATCAGAAGCAAGTAGAAATTGAAAAGGATTTACAATTAGCTAAACAACAATTAGTAACAGATGCTCTAAGCAACTTAGTAGCTATTGTAGGAGCTAATAGTAAGTTCGGTAAAGCTATTGCAGTCGTACAAGCGATTAGAGATACCTATGCAGGAGCTAACAAAGCATTAAGTTCTGCTCCTCCTCCGTTCAATTTTATTGCAGCAGCAGCTACGGTAGCAGCAGGTATTGCGAATGTTAAACAGATAACCGCAACTGATGAGCCTTCTGCACCAAGTTTTGCAGGTTCACGAGGTGGCGGTGGTATATCAGTAGCTTCTGTACCTACTCCTCCACAAATAAACACCATAGGAACTGCGGGAATCAATCAGTTAGCAGAAACTATCAATGCACAGACTCAACAACCTGTTAAAGCTTATGTGGTATCGGGTGAGGTAACTACTGCACAATCTTTAGAGCGTAATGCGGTAAAAGAAGCATCAATTTAAAATACAAAATTAACTAACAAAGGCGTTATATAGATATGAAGATTATTGAGCTAATCTTAGACGAGCAAAACGAAGTAGCGGGAGTAGAGGCTATCTCTGTAGTAGAGAACCCTGCAATCGAAGAGGACTTTGTTGCTTTGGCTAACCAAGAGATAAAATTTGCTGAGGTAAATAGTGAGAAGCGTATCCTTATGGGTGCGTTACTTGTTCCTAACAAGCCTATCTATCGTAGAAGCGGAGAAGAGGAGTATTATGTGTATTTCTCTAAAGATACTATCCGTAAGACTGCGGAGTTATTCTTAATGAAAGGGAATCAGAACAATTCAACACTTGAACACCAATTACCTTTAAATGGGTTATCATTAGTAGAGTCTTGGATAGTAGAAGATGATGAGAAGGATAAGAGTCGATTATACAATATGAATGTTCCTGTAGGTACTTGGATGGGTGCGGTAAAGGTAAACAACCAAGAGGTATGGAACGACTATGTAAAAACGGGTAAAGTAAAAGGATTCTCTATTGAAGGATATTTTGCTGATAAGATGCCAAGACCTCAAGAGTCGATTGATGAGCAGTTAAGTAAGATTGAGGAAGAAGAAGCTGATACACTACTTGCTAAGGTTCGTGCAATCATTAAAGGGGATAAGAGGCTAAAGGAAGGTAAGCGTACTGAATTAGAGTCTTACTCTGATTATCCTGATTCAGTAAAGAACAACGCTAAAAGGGGTATTGAATTAAATAAGAAAGTAAATAACAAGTGTGCTACTCAAGTAGGTAAGATACGAGCGCAACAACTTGCTAATGGTGAACCTGTATCAATGGAAACTATTAAGCGTATGTACTCATACTTATCAAGAGCTGAGGTGTACTACGAATCGGGTGATACTGAGAGTTGCGGATATATTTCTTATTTACTATGGGGAGGAAAGTCTGCTAAGAGTTGGGCGGAATCAAAGATAAACGCAAATGATTAAAAACACTTCATATAAAGTACAATCAGATGTAGATACTGAAGAGGTAAGACTACAATACGCTATTGAGGAGGGTGCGTATGTAACTACTCCTTCAGGTGTATGGACTGTATATAATGGAGAGTGGGTAAAGTTATATCCTCAGAGTGGTGTAGGTTCAGGTCTTGGATGGACAAGATACGATGATGGACAATACACTTCAGAGAGTAAGTTGTCTCTTGTACAAGATACTGAAATAGTGTTTCCCAATAACGGAGCGAACATATATAGAAGTTATGAGGGCATTGATTATTACAATCCTACTACTCAAAAGGTGTTGGGTGATAATGAGAATGACCTTTATATGGCTACTATTGTTTTTAAGGCTCAATCATCTAATGCTAACCAATGTTTCTTGAGATTGCAATTAGATTCTGTAAATGGAACACCTTATGAAAGGGTAGGGGTTGATTTATCATTCCCTAAAGGAAACGATGAGATGCACGAATTTCACGAGGTTTTTCAGTACTACATCACTCCTGACTTTGTAAGCAGCGGAAGTCAATGGAAGATTACTGCTCACGGAGCGTCTGCTCAAGTATGGGACATTATTTTCTTCATCTCTAAAGTACAGAACTATGGCTAAAGATTTTAAAACACCGAGTTACTCAAGTCCTAAGAACTCATCAAGAGGATGTTTATGTTGGGATAAGAATACCTACTCAAGAAAGTGTTGCGATGGCTCATTAAGAGCGCAGGGTATCGGAAGAACAAGAGGTAGCAATTAACATAATAACTAATTAATTATAAAACCAATGAACACACAAAAATCAGTATTTAACAAAATCTCTAAGATAACTAAGGAACAACCTCAAGAGGTAGAGTTATCTCAACAGGAGAAATTAGAAAAAATCGAGTTAGCATCATCTGCTGAATTAGATAAGTATGTAACAACTGTTCAAGATGCTATAGATAAAGTTCGTAGTAATTTCAAAAACTTAGATAGTGTAGTAAGAGATATAGAGTCTAAGAAAGCAGAGTTGATTAAGCAAGTCAATACTGCTGATAATAATAAGAAAGTAGGGGATGTTGTTAAGCAGAACGGAACTGCCTTATTAAAAGAATTAAAACGACAAGCTGACGATTTAGGAGTTGATGTTGATGATATCAGAAATTACAGAAAACTTAGAGAGTTAATTGATGAGGCGGTGGGTGTTTCTGAGAATCTTTGGTTCTTAGCAAATAGTTCAAGAGCATTAGTTTCTGCTTTATCTAAGCTGTAAAAATGCAAAATAAAAATCACTAATCGTTATATAAATATGAAACCAACAGAAATGCTTAAAGAAATCAAAACCTTATTAGGTATTGAGCTTTCTGCTGAGGTAGAAGAAGTAAAAGCTGAAGAAGTGGCTACGGAAGAAACCAAAGTAGAGTTCGCTCAAATGACCTTAGAAAATGGTACTGTTCTTGAGGCTGAAGAGTTCGCACCTGAACAAGAGGTATTCATCATTACTGAGGAGGACAAGATTGCCCTTCCTGTAGGTGAGTATATGCTTGAAGATGGTCGAATCCTTGTAGTCGTAGAGGAAGGTATCATTAGCGAGATTAAATCTGAAGAGTCTGAAGAAGAAGCTCCTGAAGAGGAAGTGGAAGTTGAGGCTGCTGAAGAGGAGATGGCTTATGTTAAAAAGGAAGAGTTCGCTGCTGCTATTGACGAAATCAAAGCAATGATTGACGAAGTAAAAGCAGGAATGGAGAAGAAAGAGGAAATGGCTAAAGTAGAAGCTGAAGTAAAAGCTGAACTTGCTGCTCAACCTGCTGCTGCTCCACTAAAACACAATCCTGAAGCACAAGCACAAAAAGAAATGTTTAACTATTCAACAAAAAAAGCAGGTTCTACACGAGATAGAGTACTTGCTAAACTTGCAAACTTTAAATAATCAAATAAACAAAAATGGCTACAACTACATCAATCACTACTACTTACGCAGGTGAATTTGCAGGGAAGTATATCGCTGCTGCACTTTTAAGTGGTAAAACTATCGAAGATGGTGCAATCGAGGTAAAACCAAACATTGCATTCAAAGAAGTAATCAAAAAAGTTGCTACAGATTCTAATGTAATCAAAGATTCTACTTGCGACTTTGCTGATACTGCAACTGTAACTCTAACTGAGAGAATCCTTCAACCTGAAGAGTTCCAAGTGAACCTCGAGTTTTGTCGAAAAGATTTTCGCTCGGATTGGGAGGCAGTACAAATGGGATACTCTGCATTTGACAACCTACCTCCTTCATTCTCTGATTTTATTATCGGACACGTAGCAGGATTAGTTGCTGAGAAAACTGAGCAAAACATTTGGGCAGGAGTAAACGCTAACGCAGGAGAGTTTGATGGATTCACTACTCTTATGGCTGCTGATGCTGATGTAAACGATGCTGCTAACGGAGCTGAAACTTCTTTCACCGCATCTAACATCATCACTCTATTAGGAAATACAGTTGATGCTCTTCCTTCTACCGTTATCGGAAAAGAGGATTTAACTATCTATGTACCAACTGTTGCTTACCAAGCTTACATCCGTGCATTAGGAGGATTCGGAGCTAACGGTTTAGGTGCTGCGGGTACAGGCGCACAAGGTACTCAATGGTACAACAACAACAACGCTCTTTCTTTCGAAGGAATTAAAGTACAATTAGCTTCAGGTATGCCTGTAGACCACATCGTAGCAGGACAGAAATCTAACCTATACTTCGGTACAGGATTATTATCTGACCACAACGAAGTTAAATTACTTGATATGGCTGACCTTGATGGTTCTCAGAATGTACGAGTAATTATGCGCTTTACTTCAGGAGTACAATATGGTGTAGGTTCTGACCTTGCTTTATTAACTCTTGCATAAGAAATAAATTGTTTAATCAAAGAAGGGTGGGTATGCCGAATGTGAGCCTACCTACCCTTTTTTAATACTTATAAAAAACTATGGCTTGTTCATTATCACTAACGGGTAGACAGTTCCCTTGTGCAAAGGCAGTAGGTGGTCTTAAAAAGATTTACTTTGCAGCTTTCGTAGAAGGTGGTCTAACCATAACTGCGGGAGCGGTAGATGGAACTTGGTATGGGTATGATTTAAGAGGCGCATCTTCTGTTGAAACCGCTATTAATGGTTCAAGAGAGAACAACTCTATCTTCTATACTCAGACTGTAAACATTCAGCTTCCCCTTCTTGACTCTGCAACTCAAGACGAAATCAAATTATTAGCTGCTGCAAGACCTCACATCGTAGTTGAGGATTACAATGGTCAGCAAATGGTAGTAGGATTAGAACACGGAGCAGACCTTACAGGAGGTTCACTTGCTACGGGTGCTAACTTAGGAGATTACTCAGGATTCACTTTGACTTTTGAGGCTCTTGAGAAAGAACCACCTGCATTCTTAACTGATGCGGTTACTGACTCTGCTGCTTCACCAATCGCACCTGCGGTTAGTGCTGCATCATAACCTAACCTAAATAAGGATAATTAAGGGGAGCTATATGCTCCCTTTTTTTATTTATGTATGCAAATTCATAATTTAAAAGCGTTATATAGGTAGAATGTCGAAACTATGAAGGTTCTTACAACAAGTACGGATGCACAAGAATTGGTGATTATACCAAGAAGCTATCCATCTACTATTACTATAAGGCTAAGAGATGAGAGTACAAACGAAGTAGATGAGTACTCAGATGTTGCTACAAGCACCTCTAATGGCTATTTAAGCTTCTCTAACGCATTTACTTTAGTAGAGAATAGATTTTATGAGCTGACAATTTTAAGTGGCTCAAGCGTTATATATAAAGACAAGGTTTTCTGTACCGACCAAGTGGTAGCGGACTACTCTGTAAACAATGGAGTATATACAACAGAGAACACTTACGGTAATGAATATATTATAATATGAGCAGAACACAAAAACCCAAGAGTTATAACGACCTAAGAGTCGTAAACTTCAATGCCTATACATCACCTAAGATAGTAGAGCAAAAGAACAGAGATTGGGTAAGCTACGGAGAGGATAACGATTACTTTCAGTATTTGATTGATAGGTACAACGGAAGTCCTACAAACAACGCAATTATCAATGGTATCTCAGAGATGATTTACGGAAAAGGGTTAGATGCTACTGATTCTTCTCGTAAGCCTGATGAGTATGCACAAATGAAGTCTTTATTTTCTAAGGATTGCGTTCGTAAGTTAGCTTATGATTTAAAACTAATGGGTGGATGTGCTATGCAAGTAGTATATTCTAAAGACCACTCTAAGATTGTACAAGTAGAACACTTCCCTGTAGAAACGCTAAGAGCTGAGAAATGCAACGATGATGGTGATATAGAGGCTTACTACTATATGGCTGATTGGACTAAGCTAAAGCCTTCTGATAAGCCTATGCGTATTCCTGCGTTCGGTTTCTCAAAAGAGGGTGTAGAGATTCTTTATGTTAAGCCTTACAGAGCAGGATTCTATTACTACTCACCTGTAGATTATCAAGGAGGGTTACAGTACGCTGAATTAGAAGAGGAGATATCAAACTATCACCTAAACAACATAATGAACGGACTTGCTCCTTCGATGTTAATTAACTTCAACAACGGAGTTCCTAACGAAGAGGAGCGTTCAATGATTGAGCAGCGTATCTATCAGAAGTTTTCGGGTTCAAGCAATGCGGGTAAGTTTATTCTTGCTTTTAACGACAATGCAGATACCGCAGCTTCTATTGAGCCTGTACAACTAAGTGATGCACATAACCAATACCAATTCTTATCTGATGAGAGTATGAGAAAGATTATGGTATCGCACAGGGTCGTTTCTCCGATGCTTTTAGGTATCAAAGATAACTCAGGGTTAGGTAACAACGCAGAGGAGCTTAAAACGGCTTCTACGCTAATGGATAACACGGTTATTAGACCATTTCAGACACTTTTACTTGATGCCTTTGAGAAAGTATTAGCGGTAAATAATATCACGCTTAAAATGTACTTTAAAACGCTTCAACCGCTTGAGTTCACCGACCTTGATAATGCGATGAATAAAGAGCAAGTAGAGGAAGAAACAGGAGTTAAGATGAGTGTGAGCGAATCTCAAACTAAGATGAGTTCTGAAAAACCTGATACAAGTGATGAGCATTTAGATAAAATCTTTGATGCACTTAGTGAGTTAGGAGAAGATGAAGATTTAGACGAGTGGGAACTTGTTGATGAGCGACCTGTAGACTATGAGCAAGAGGAAGCTTTAGATAAGATGTTAGGATTAGCTTCTACAGGTAGAGCGATACCTAATGCTAAGTCTGAGCAAGATGAAGAGGTAGATGGTGTACAATTCAAGGTACGATACCAATACGCTCCTTTATCTACTAAGAATAACTCACGAGAGTTCTGCAAGAAGATGGTAGGTGCTAAGAAAATCTATCGTAAAGAGGATATCGAAAAGATGAGTTCTCAGGTAGTAAATGCAGGATTCGGAGTAGGTGGAGCTGACACTTACGATATATGGTTTTACAAAGGCGGTGCAAGATGCCATCACTTTTGGATGCGTAAGACTTATATGAGTAAAAGAGGTAGACCTGATGTAAAGAACCCTAATGCTGAGGTAAGTGTTAATAAAGCAAGAACTGAAGGATTATCACCAATAACTAATGACCCTAAAGTGGCTAAAAGACCTGTCGATATGCCCAATGAAGGATTTGTAAACCCAAGATAAGATGGCAACTGCATTATTTATAAAAAGAGAAGATTTAGTACGCAATAGCATCTTAGATGGTAATGTAGATACTGATAAATTCATTCAATACATTAAGATTGCACAAGAGATTCATATTCGTAATTACTTGGGTACTGATTTATACAATAAGATTAGTGCAGATATTATTGCGAGTACTTTAAGCGGAGATTACTTAGAGCTTGTAAATACTTATATCCAACCGATGCTGATTCACTATGCGATGGTAGATTACTTACCGTTTGCTGCGTATCAAGTAAAGAACGGAGGAGTATTTAAGCACCGCTCTGAGAATGGTGATGCTGCTACTAAAGAGGAGATAGATTACTTAGTACAAAGAGAGCGAGATATTGCTGAATATTATACAAGAAGATTTATTGACTATATGTCTTTTAATCAAGAGTCGTTCCCTGAGTACTATACGAACTCTAACGATGATATTCATCCTGATACTAACGCAACATTCAACGGATGGGTGATTTAAAGAAAGGCTATAAACCTAAAGTAAGCAACATTGTTAAACTCGAAAAGTTCTTAAAGAAGAATGAGTTACCAAAGAAATAATATCGGGTGGGGTAGCATCTATTTGATTGACGATGTAGTTGATGGAGCGGTAGACACTTATGCTGACTTAGCAACAGTCGATAAATTAAAAGAAGGTGATATCTACTTAGTAAAAACAACAACAGGTATTATAGGTATCAACAGAAAGATTAAAGGACTATACAGATACGATGGTTCAAGTTGGACTGCTATGCAGACTGAGATGTTAGGTTCTTTAGTTGCGTTTAATCCAACGGGGACTAATATAACTGCTACAAGCGTAGAAGAGGCAATAA